GCACGCTTCGCAACTGGCGCAAACGCGAAGGCTTTCCGCATGACGGCACGTTTGAACAGGTCAAGGCGTGGGCGGACTCGCACGGACTCGGACGCGTAGGCGGCAGCGGTGGCGGATTGGCCGAACTCAAGGCCGAGCTGATGCGTGAGCAAATCCGTCTCGCGCGCGCGCGTAATGAGCGCGAGGCTGGCGAAGTCGTGGCACGCGAAATCGTAGACGACATGTTCGCGACGCTCGCGCAGAAACTCGACTTGCTCCTGCGCCTAAAGCTAGAGGTCGAGCTAGGCCAGCGCGTGATCGGCAAGAACGCAGCCGAGGCAAACGTCGAGGGCGCGCTAATCCTTGATGAAATCCGCGAGGTGATCAACGCGAACATCGCGCTTTATCAAAACGACATGGTGGCGCGGTCGGCAAACTCGGAGGTCAGCCAATGAGCTGGTCGGTTTTTGTAACGCTAAAACAATCAGAAATTGATTATGCGTTTGAAATTGGAAAACAACGCCAAGATAGCGCAGACAGAAAGAAAAGCGTGTCGGCTTTTCCTGAGCAATTTGCAGGACAATTTTTGCAAAGTCATCAGTTCGCTGCTTGCGCTGAATTGGCCGTTGCCAATTTTCTAGGATTAGAAATTGAATTGCACGTTGATGTCTACGATGTGCCAGACATAGACGGAACAAGAATTGACGTAAGGTGGAGTCGGAGTAAAAATCATTGTAAGGTAAAACCAAGAGACATTCTGAAAGATCGAGTCATTGCCGGAACATTCGGCCCTCCGAATAAAATGGAGATTCTCGGATGGATTCTTGCGACTGATGCACCTAGTCGTTGTCGAAGAAGCAACCCTAACGATGGAAAGCCGCCATGTTTATTTATCGAAGAACTTGCATGGGAAAACCCGCATGATTTAACCGAGGAGATTTATCTGATAAAAAAATGAACAAATTTAACAGAAACATTTCTCGCGGCTGGAAGCACTCGCAAGCGATCAAACGGTCGCCACGTTTCGACGACTGGCAGGCTCGCAGGAAACCATCTGCGCGTTTGCCGGTTCAGCCCGACCCAATGAAAGGTTGGCTTGAACTTGCGGAGAAGGCTTGGGGCGATTGCGACATCGGCATCAAGTTACTGCGCGTCGGTCGTTACAGCGACGAGGCAATCCAGCAACAACTTTGCGAACATTGGAAAGCTGGTTACGTTCAAGCCTTGCAAGATGTGAAAAACGAACGCGAAAAGATGGAGCGCAATCGCTACGTCGAATCTCTCGAAACCATGTCGATGCAAGAGGCTGCAACGATCTCGCACGCTTACGACAACGACTTTTAATGACCGACACACCAAAGTTTCGCCTCGGCGACATGGTCTGGCACCGCACTTGCGGCGACGACGCGGGCGTTATCATTGCCATGATTTACCGACCCAACTGTTTGCTCTATCAAGTCGCGTGGGCTGGGCGTTGCGTTGATGACCATTTCGAGATCGAGCTGACATCTGACCGACCTTTCTTTTCATCGAGTGGCGGCGCAACCAAAGACGAAGCATGACAAACTAAAAAATACGCGGTTAAACTTAGTTTAAATCAATCAAGTGATCGAAATCAAATCGTGTGTAAGTGTTTGATTATCAATAGCACAAAAAGAATCGGCAGAAAGTTGTGCGATTTAGCTTTAAACCGAAAGCGGTTTGGGTTTGTCTGTTCACGTTCAGCAACGACCAACCAACAAAAAAATGCCAACGACAAAAAAAATCAAAGCTCGCGCAAAGACTCTCCTGACCCTCGATCAGTGGATTATGAAACTTAAGAACGCTCGCTACGACATTTCAATGCAGCTCGATAATGCTTTTAACACGCTCGTTTATGCCCGCGATGGTATTAAGAAAAACAAGCCTGACGGTTACGATTGGGCTAAACTGCTTGAAGTTTCTGAAAACAATTATGCTTTCTATAAACACAAACTCGACCAAGCCGAATACGAAGTTAAAACTGCTGCTAAGTCGTATGCTTTCTATGTTTCTTGGGAAACCGAATACATTCCTCGCTAATTTTTAAGCACAAATGGCGAGTTCAAATCAACGCATGAAAAATCCATATGCCGTCGCTCTCGGCCAAAAGGGCGGAAAGATCGGCGGACTTTCGCGCTCACCGGCAAAGATTGCGACGGCAAAGGCCAACGGCAAGAAGGGTGGACGCCCAAAAAAAATTGTTGAGCCAGCCAACCCATGACCGAAACCGAACGCCGCCTAGCCGCCTTCAAGTTGCCCAAGCGTGACCGCTCGCCGATCTACGAGTGGGCGCGCAAGCATATCGTGTTGCCCGAGTCCTACGCTACGTCTGGCCCATTCAACGTGCGCCTCTCGCCGTGGCTGATTCCGATCTTCGACGCGTTGCAGAATCCGCTCGTGCGCCGCGTGCATTTCCGCAAGGCGGTGCAGATCGGCGGCACGCTCGTCGCCGACGTGTGGGTGCCTTGGCTAATCTGTAACGACGCTGGCCCTATCTCGTGGACGATGCAAACCGACGAAATGATTGATCGCCACGCCAAGTCGCGGCTCAACCCGATCTTTGAAAGCTGCAAGCCGGTCGCCAAGATGCTGCCGCGCGCTGGCCCGATGAAGACGACGACCGAGATTTATTTCGGCGGATTCTTTTTCATCCTCAACCCCGCGAATCTTTCCTCGCAGCAAAGTCAGTCCATTCGCTACAAGATCAACGACGAAATCTGGCTCCCGAAGTGGCAAGATGTTTATGGTCATGCGGTTGCGCGCGTGTCTCGTTTCGAGGAAGTTGGACGCTCGAAAATCTACAACACGTCACAAGCTCCAATCATGGACTTGGAAACCGGAAACGTCGAGGACACGAGTTATCGTCAAGGAAACCAGCAAGAGTGGAGCGCGGAATGTCCGTCGTGCGCCAAGGTTCATCCGGTCGCGTTCACTCTCGAAAAGAACGAGGAGACAGGCTTGCGCGGTGGCGTCGTTTGGGATGCCGCCGCAAAGCGCGACGACGAGACTTGGGACGTGACGCGCGCCGTCGAGTCGTGCCGATTCCGCTGTCCGCATTGCGGCCACGAGTCCGCAGATTCAGACGCGACGCGCAACGCTTGGAAGCGCACCGGACGATTCGTGGCAATGCGACCCGACGCGCCGATTGAGTTTCAGTCGTTCCGCGTCGAAGCTCTAGTGTCGCGGCCAATGCGCTTGCTCGTGGAGGAGTTTTGCGCCGCCGACAACCATCACGTCAGGCAAGGCGATGACAAGATGAAGATCGAGTTCAAGACGAAGCGCGAGGCGCGGCCGTGGATTGTCGAAAAGAAAGTCGTCAATCTATTCGTGCAGGCGTCTGATTACACCGTTTCGCAATTCTCGAATGGCGAACAGATCGAGGGCGAGGTGATTCGTTTCATGGCAATCGACCGCCAGCAAGACCATTGGTGGCTAGAGATTGGCGCGTTCAGCTCGGCGACCGGCCCGACGTACAAGCAACTTTACTTCGGGCGAATCGAGACGCGCGACCAGCTTCGTCAAATGCAGTATCGCTACAAGGTTCAGGACTCGTGCGTGGCGCAGGACAGAGGCTATCGGCCCGCCGACGTTGACCGTGACTGCGCAGACTTTGGCTGGCGCGGCATGCGCGGACACGCGCGCAAGACGTGGACGATGCGCGACGAAAACACGAACGCGCTGATTAACTTTCCGTTCAGCGAGCCGCGCGTGAGCGACTACCGAGGCGGAGACGTGTTCTTTTATGATTGGTCGGCCAGTTGGTTTAAGGATATACTGGCAAACGCGCTGGAGAACAAAGGCGACATCAAATGGCTCATGCCCGCTGACGTCAATCCGCTCTACCTTGAACATCTCAAAGGCGAGTCGAAGGTCGAGATTAGGACGGGAGTTTGGGACTGGGTTGAAGTGAAAAGCAACGCGCCTAATCATGGCTTGGACACTAGCGCAATGATGCTCTGCATGGCTACGATTGCAAACGTGATTCGCTACACGCCGCCGAAGGAGTAAGACCTTTTGACGTTCCGCGCATTAGCAAATGCTCGACAACCCATTTCTCGGACTCGATGGCGCGACGCTGGCGACTCTCAAAACCAAAACACTCGATGCCATTCAAGCCGTGCTGTTAAATCAAAGCTACTCGCTGAACGGAAAAAGTGTCTCGCGTGCGGATTTGGCGCAGCTCAATAATATGTTGGGCAACATTCAGGACGCGATCAATGACGTGAATGGAACTTCAACGGATACGGTCTTTATTTCTTTCAACGGTAACTAAACACAAACATGGAACACGAGAACTTCGACGCGTCAAAGCTAGTCAAAAATCAGCCGTGGCTCGACCGCGCGCTCGAAAACATTGCGCCGACTTGGGCGTTGAAGCGTCTGGAAGCTCGCGTGCAGAAATCGCTTTTCGAGTATAACGCCGCGCGCACGAATCGTCTTTACGCTCCGAAGCAATACGGCCAACCCGCCGAGAGCACGCAGAATCAGCGCGACCGCGTCGTCATGATGTGGGAGGCGCGCGATCTTGTTGAGAATAATCCAGAGGCTCGCGAGGTCTCGCGCAAGTTTGGTCTGTATCTTACGCCGCACGAATACTCGCCGACGACCGGCGACCGTGACTACAATCAGACGGTCAGCGATTACTTCCATGAATGGTGCAAGAACTGCGACGTGACTAATCGGCACACGTTCAAGAAGCTCGTGCAACTCGCCGCCGAGGAGCGTCCGGTTGATGGCGACTGCGGCTTCGTGATTCGTCGCGCTGGCGAAGGCTTGAAACTTCAACTCGTGCCGGCCACGCGCATCGGCAATCCGAACAGCGCAGCGGTCGAGTCGAACAACTATTATCAAGGCATCATCACGGACGACTTTGGCCAGCCAGTTGCTTATCGCATTTACCGAGTTGACCGGAACGGTGTTTACTTTGGCGCAGAGGACATTCCTGCGAATCAGTTCTGCCACTACTTCGACCCGTTTCGCGTCGATCAATACCGAGGCATTACCGATTTCCACTCTGCAATTCAGACCGTGCGGATGCTGCACGACATTCTCCAAGCTGAGAAAGCGGGCGTGCGTTTCTCGTCGCAACAGGCCGCGCTTATATTCAACGACCGAGGCGTCGCCAATCCGCGCAATCTTTTCCAGTCAAACCCTGCGCTATCGCTTCCGAGCGGACAGCAGCAAAAGAACGAGCTGACCGAGGTAGGCATGATTCGCTATTTCCAAAACAGCGACCGCGTAGAAGTAATGCCATCGCGTCCGTCGCAAGCCTTCACCGGATTCGTTCAGCATTTAATGGCAGAGATCAGTCTAGGAGTTGGTATACCCGAGGGCGTATTATTTGGCACAGCTGGATATAAAGGCCCAAGCGTTCGGGCAGAATTTGCAGCAGCTGACCGCGTATTCACGCGCCAGCAAGGCGTCCTCACCGACAAGGTACTCGATCCAATCAAAGACGCTGTAATCCTCGATGCCATCGCGCGCGGTGAAATTCCGCCTCCGACGCTGCTTGCGGGCGAGACGATGGTGCAAGCTCTGCGCCGCGCAACTAAAGGCGAATGGCGTTTTCCTGCTAAGCTCTCGATCGACGTTGGCCGCGAGTCCGCTGCGAACATGAACGAGAATCGCCAAGGCGCGAAGTCGCTGCAAGAAATCGCAGCCGAGGAAGGCACGGACGCGTTCTCGCGTTTGGAGCAAATCGCAATCGAAGCTGGTTACGTCAAGGAGTTGGCGGCGAAGTATGGCGTGCCAGAAACCGCGATTCGCCTCACGACGAACTCGCTACCTAGCACTCCTGCCGCTGCTGCTGCTGCGGGCGATGCAGTTGGTGCGTCCGCCGCCGAAGCACAGAAGGCGAGCCAGTCGCAAGAACCTGCGCCAGCCGAGCCAGTCACACAAATACAGAACGAATCAAATCTCGTCACGATTGATTTCGAGACGAACACTTATATTCCTACGGTTGCAATCGCCGACAACGCAAAGCGCGCTCTCGAAATCCGCGAGAAGAAGCCAGCATCGCAACGCGGCATGACCAGCGTCGGCATTGCTCGTGCGCGTGATTTGATGAATCGCCGACCGTTATCCGAGGACACGGTGCGCCGCATGAAGGCTTACTTTGATCGCCACGAGTCCGATAAGAACGGCGACACTTGGAATGAACAAGGGCGCGGATATCAGGCGTGGTTGGGCTGGGGAGGAGACGAGGGCTACTCGTGGAGTACGGCTATCGTCGAGCGGCTAAACAAGCAGGCGGACTCGAAAGAACTCAAAGCAGCATCGAGCGAAGTGCGGCAGAGTTTTGCTGCGCTGCAACCACCGGAGCCAGAGGAGTGGCTGGATGCCGTACAGAATTATCGGAAGAAACAAAATGGCCGCGTCGATGAAATCAAACAAAGCATCGTCGGAGAAAAATCCATAATCGAGTTAAGCAAGACGGTTAAAGCTGAAAACAAATAACATGATCCATACTCAGACTCAAATCGACAACCTCATCGAGCTGGCAATCATTCAGCGCGTCGAGCTAAAGAAGCTCGTCGAATCGCTGCCGGAACTCCGCACGCATCTCTCGGTGGAGATCGAGCGCAACTTAAACGAGATCGAGCCAGCGATGCGCGATGAACTGCAAAAGTTCCTCTCGCAAGAATCGCAATCCGAGCACGCAAAGCTCGGCAACGTATTAAAGCAAAAGATCGCAGAGCTGTCCGTGAGTCTCGAGGACACGACTGCTGCGAAGTATTCCGTGTTGATGGCTGAGCGCGCGGAGAATGAAACGCTTTTGGCTAAGGCCGAAGCACGCATCGCCGAGGCTGCATCTGCGCTGCCGAACGCGGTCAAAGAAATCGTCACCGACGAACTCTCGCGCTTTCCTCGCGCGGGCGAAATCGACCAGCTGCGAAAAGAGTTTGCCGAGCCGAAAGGTTTGAACCCGCGCGGCAAGTGGGAATCGGGCGTAACTTATTACAAGCTCGATCTTGTCGCCTACAACGGCGACAGCTACGTTGCCAACGAGGAGACGACGCAAAAGCCTTCGCGTAATTCGACCAAGTGGACGCTCAACTCTGCGCGCGGCGCGGCTGGTAGTGGAAACAGTACGACGCTTGCCGAACTGACCGGCTCACCTGCCAACGGTCAAATCCTAATCGGCAGCAATGGCGCGTTCGTAAACGCCGACATTACGGCGGGCGACGGCATCGCAATTTCAACGGCGGCTGGCTTCATCGAAATCTCTGCCGACGGTGGCACGAATTACCAAGGCACTTGGGACGCGGCCACGAACAACCCCGCGCTGACCTCTAGCGTCGGCACCAAGGGTTATTATTACGTCGTGAACGTGGACGGCTCGACGAACTTGAACGGCATCACCGACTGGAAGGTTGGCGACTGGGCAATCTACAACGGCACGATCTGGCAGAAGGTAGATAACAGCGAATCGGTCACTAGCGTATTCGGTCGCGTTGGCTCGATCACCGCCGTCGCTGGCGATTACTCGGCCACGCAGATCACGAACACCGCGGCAGGTAGCATCACGGCTACCACCGTGCAGGACGCGATCAACGAACTCGATGGCGAGAAGTTGGCGAAGGCGTCGAATCTTAGCGACGTGGCAAGCGTCACGACCTCTCGCACGAATCTTGGCGTTACCGCTACTGGCGCAGATACGACCTACGCTTACCGAGCGAACAATCTCAACGATCTCGCCAGCGTCACGTCGGCTCGCACAAATCTCGGTCTTGGCTCTGCCGCGGTGGAGAGCGCGACCTTTTTCCTGCAATCCGCGAACTCATTGAGCGACGTCGCATCC